AGGGATTTATTTTTTGAACTTCACTAAAAACAGGAGCAGTACTCATGGTTCAAATACCTCTCTAAATGTAGCTTGTATTCTTGCTCTATTTAAATAAGGTATAGATTTATTCCAACTTTCGCATACATATTGTGAGGCACTTGATTCTCCTGGAGGAGTAAAAGTAAAGCTGGCACTATCATTTGCTCTTGCATCTAAAAATGTTTCTATAGTATCTGCATCTGTCTCTGATACCTCAAAAGTAAGACTATAAACTTTAGGATTTTGATGTTCTGCCAATCCAAATAATATTCTATGTTCGTATCCATCGGCAAATCTTACTGTTCTAGTGTTAGGAGATGATCGTTTTTGTACTCCGTAAGTAGGAGTTATTGAAGGAAAAGTAGCCATTATGCAAGTAAACCTCCAGGTCTTTTTTGCTGCAATAATTCAGATTGTACTGCTACTGAGATAAGACGGCCAAGTTCTCTACCTCTATCTTCATCACCTTCTACATTAGAACCAGAAGCGTCTACATTTACGACTACGCTAGTAGATCCTCCTAACTGATGATTTGGAGTGATATTTCCAGAAGATCCTGGTGTAAATAATTCTGGACCACGTTCTCCAACAATATAACTACCTCCTGCTTTTACTGGACCTCCGTTTGCCTTAAATAAACCACCGATTCCAGGGATGCTACCAAGTAATGAATTTACACCAAATTGTAAAAGGGTTCTAGATATTTGGTTAAATACACTGGTTGCTACCTCGCCTAAAGTTTTAGTTCCTTGTATTGCACCTTCTATAGCATCAACTATTCCATTTTCTATTGCTGAACCTATTTGTTTATACATAGTTTCAACCTTTTGTAGTTCATTTATAAGACGTAGTTTATCTCCTATTTCTTTTTCAGTAAGATCAGTTCCTTTATCTTTAAACTCCACTATTTTTTGCTCTATAGTTGCTTGTTCTTTACCTACTTCTAAAGATCTTTGTAATAAGGCTATTCGCTTATCTAGATTAGCTCCGATTGTTGGATCGGTTGTTCCTTCTAATAGACTTAAATCTCCTCCTAAACCTTCTCCTACTGCTCTAGATAATGATCTTTTTCTTGCATCATTAGTGAGCATACCTGTTTTTACTTTACCTCTATCTTTTCTAGTTCCTCTTTCCTCTAAAACTATTTCGTTAAATCTTGCTAAATCAGCACCAGATAAACTTTCTTTAAAGTTTTTAAACTGTGAAGGAATAGTAAATCCCGACAATATTGTATTTAAGGCATTTATTCCAGGAAGTATGGCTTTGGCTAATACAGCCTGAATAGAAGCTCCGAGTTGACCAAATGTTCTAGCTAATTCTCTAGAAGATTTTCCAACTTCTTTTAGACGTTCCAGGCTTTTACCGCCTAGAGCTATTGTCAGTTCTTGGGTTAGTAGTTTGTTAAGTTCTTGTTGTTTGCCTAGTTTTTTAAGTTGTTCTGCTCTTTTTTGGGTTGCTTCGCTACTGAACAGTGATTTTTCCGTAACAGTTGCTAAAGCTGTATCTACATTTTTTAGTCCTTCTCCAAATGCCTTAACACCATTTATAGTATTTGTTAATGTCTGAAGTGCTGCTGTGGCTGCAATACCTCCTGCAAAACCACCCATCTGTCCAAACATTCCACCAATACCACCACCTAAACCACCAGCAAGAGCACCCAACGGACCTTGCCCGAATAGCAAAGGAAAACCACCACTTATAAGAGCACTCTGTTTATCAAATCTTCTACCTAAATTTCGTAATGTATTTGGGCTAGATCCTGGGCTTCCTCTTAATAGTTTGCCTGTTCTTTTATCAAAGTTCAGTCCAGATTCAGTGGGAAGAGTAGAACTAGCAAATTGTGGTCCTATACCACCTGGGCCTATAGTTGCAAACTTACCTGAAGCTAATTGTTTTTGAAGTTGATTTTGCTTTGCAAGCTCTTCTGTTTGTTTTTGTTTTACCCTTAATTCATTTTGTTCAATCTTCAACTCTTCCATTGCTAATTTTCTTTGGATTTCTGCTGCTTTAAATAGCTTTTGATTGTCTAAAACAGCAGCCCTTCTTATATGTGCTCTTGCTTTGTCTACTTTTAAACCTTGCTCTTTCTGTTTTTCTATTAAATCTCCTATTTTTCTAGTCTGAATCATGGATGCCCGTTGAGCATCTTGCATTTTTAGTTTTTCTTTTTCTACTTTTAGAGTATCAGCAGATATTTTTAAAGGCTTCGCTAAATTTTTTCTAAATGTTGCTATTCTTTTTTCCAGCGTTTTTATCTTACCTTCTACTTTTGAGGTATCTAAAGTTATATTTACGCTGTAATTTGAACCAGCCACCAAAAAATTAATCAGATATTAAAAGTTTAGCGTACCTTACGCATTTGGGCTTGTTTTCGTGCGTCATCGTATGCTTTGTTCTCTTGTTCTACTTTTATTTGAAAGTATGCGTTCCAAGCAAACAGTTCTTGGGCTGACATTTTTTCTCTTATTTCCCTGTGTGTATAACCTAATTTTTCTGCTACAAAAAATTGTAAGAATACAAAACTGTCTTTTTCTAACTTAGCTTTTTACGGCATCGGGGCTTTCCTCCTCGCCCACTCCTTGCATTTTAGTCATTATGTCCAGTAGGACAGCTAAAGGTATTTCTCTTCTAAGTGCTGGTAAATCTCCTGATGTAAACATCTTTGTACCTGTTTCGTCTTCTGCTTTTGTAACAATAACTTGTAATGCAAAGTCAAGGCTGCCTTCATCTTGACCTTTGTTCATAGCTATTAGTGTACTGTTTATGGTATCTCTATCGGCTATTGTAAGAGGCGACCAAAAGATTTTTAAGATAAGCTCATCCCCTTTAAAAACTGAGTAGCTACTGCGTTCTTCGACATTGAAGGCTTGCTTCAGTTTGTCTATTGCTCTTACTGGTGACATAAAAAAATGTATCTATTCTTGTAGTATAACTCAACCGTAGACACTCGGCATATTACTTGTAAATCTTTTACTCGTTCCAATAAATGCAATATTTATATCAGATAATATAACTTTGTTTTTAGTGTATATTCTGTACCACTGTGGAGTGTAGGTAAAAGTTAAAGGGCTCTTTGCTGTTTTTCCTATATCTTCGTAAGCTATTATTCCCAAGCCATTTACAGGAATTTTTGCATTTTTATTATTTATAGTAAACCCTGCATAATTTATTTCGTTTCCTATGTAGACAGGTTGATTTAGAGACGTAAATACAGATTTTCTTTTTACGGGAACTCTAGCTGTTTGTTTTGGCACTGGACCACCTACTTTAGATCCAAGTTCAAAACGAAACTTACCTACTTTTTTATTTACTACTTTTGTAGGTTGCACTGGACTTGCAGATATCTTCCAACTTTTAGCAGAACTACCTGTCCACCAGGGAGCAAAAAATTGTAATTTATAGGCTATTTCAGCAGCAGCACTTTTTTTCGCCTTTAATATATGATCTTCGAGATCTTTTGTTAAGAATGATATGTCTTTAGCCATTAGCAGTAAAAGTGCAGGTGATAGCACTTAAAAAATGGCTATCTTGTTCATTGTTTACAGTTGTCGGTCCAGCTAATTGTGATACACGGGGAGATACTGCAAATTTATCTACATAAGTAGAAGTGTTTACTGATGTTAAGCCTGTGATAACTGATTCTGCTACTGCGGATGCACTTCCTGTTCCTTTGTTTTTTGGGGTCATAACTCCACAACTTATAGAACCACTGTAGTAAGTTTGGGCTGATCCTTGAGGTTGTGTAGTTGCTTGCGTAAAATCCAAACTAACCATCACATACTTTTTGTTTAGACCTGGGGTGTTGAACGGAGTATTATCAAAAACTACAGTTACAGTTGGGTCAGCATCCGATACTGCATCTTTTATAGCGTTTTCAAATGCTGCTCTTGCTTTTACTAAAGTCATTAGAAGATAACGTCAATACGGAATAGATATTCTTGAGCACCTTTTAACGTGCGAATATCTGTTATCTTAGCTCCTCTTGTAGATCCAGAAAATGTAAGAGTTATTTCATCTTGGAGTAGTGGTTGGCTATCGCCTATTAAATCTGGTGTTATGTATAGCCTTGCTATATTTTCTTGAAATCCTGATTCTTCACTGGATTGTACAAATTCTATAGGAACCTTGATTTCATAAGTTGTATCTATGGTTATATATTCACCTGAGTCTGTGTCATAGCTAGATATACCCTTTCGAGTGTAAATAATTGATGAGTCTAATGCGTTCCCAAGTTGAGACACAACCTGTTTGGCAACATTTTTTAGTACTGTATCTAGTTGACCTGCCATTATCCTCTAACCACTCTCATTTGAAAAGCTCCTGCTCCACCTAGCATATATGCTCCAAGGTAACTTTGTAACCACGGGTAAACATCCATAATATTATTTACGGAACCAGTTCCCTGGCTATCTGTATTGTACTTAACTTCAATATCACCTAGCTTTACTTCAGAGAAGTTACCATCTGTTCCTGTATTACCTGTCATAGCTTCGGTGTCATTTGCCAATGCTCTAGATAATTCGTATTGAGCATACTTAATATTATTTGGAATAGCTGTGCAAGCTAGTTCAACATCATCTACCGCATAATTATTTCTTGGAAACTTTAATGCCTGACCATTATCACATCTGTCTCCATAAAAAACTAAACTGTCGATCCATCTGGTAGCTGCTATTAATGCTCTATTCTTTTGGTCATCTGTTTTATTTGTCCAAGTGCTTGAATCTGGAACGGTTTCAAAATAAGTATTAGCTTCTGCCAATGTGACATAGCTATTTGCAGTAGCACTTGATAATGTTGCTGTTATAGTTGCTGCCACGATCTATAAAGTAATTTAGTTTTATTGTAGCGTAAAGAAAAAACCCCACCAATAATTGATGAGGTTCTTTACTGCTTTGCTTTTGCAACTTAATAATACAATTAATAAGTTGAAGTATCAAGAGGTGAGTTAACTGTTAACTGAACCAATGGAATTAAGTCAGCATCATATGTGATTGCCCACTTGTTAGCTGTTGCTAAGTTCGCATTAGTTGGGTTGTCTCCAGCATCATTCCACTTTGTACCCATAACGTGATACGCAGTGTGATAATCAACAGATAGAACATCTTGCTTAGAAAGAATGTTTCTTTCAGCTTCAATTCTTAGTGCAGATTGCTGACCTTCTAGAATTGTTCCAGAAGTTGTTAAGTAACAGAAGAACTCAGTTTGATGACCAGATGAACTAGATGGTGCAACTGTGTTAACCGCAGAGTCAACAACAACTGTACATCCAGCAAATTCACCAACTGCTCTATCGCTGATACCAACACCACCGCCACCCCATGTGAGGTTAGTTCCTGTTGATAATGCAGAAGTAGAGAATGTTAACATTCCAACTTGATACAAGTAGTAAGCAACTGTTGGGTGAACGATAAGAATATCTAGATCCTCACCACGCTCTCCAAGCAAGTTTCTTGCTCTTGCAATAGTTGAAGCTGTTAAAAAGTTAACTTCAGTAGCACTAGCACCAGCTTTTGCTACGTCTAACTTGTTAGCTCCAAGTGCAGTTCCAAATAAACCAGCTAAATGTGAAAACAGTCTAGCGTTGTTTAATTTGTTGATTGCATCTGCAAGTTGGTTTCTGATGTGACCCATAGGATCTTCACCAGCAGCTAAAACTGCAATATCGTCTACAGCATATGCAAATGCTCTATGACAGATAGTTGCAATTTGTGTTCCTGTACCAATCTTCTGGGGTGTTAAATAACCAGCAGTAGATGTACCCCAGTTTGCAGCACCAGTTAGAATTTCTTCTGTTGGAGCGATTGGGTTGAACTCAGGAACTTGGATTCTAGTACCACCTTCACTTGCATCCATTAATGAATTACGAGTGATAGCACCAGATTTAATAAATGCACTACGCTCTTTTATAGCTTCGGAAACGTATGTGCTGAGATTATTTCTCTTTACGATGTCCGCTAATAGGACACCGCCCGAATAATTCTGAAACGGAGCAGCCATTCAGATTTACCTTTTGAAGTTTTGCGATACCCTAGCCACAGACTAAGGAAGTTATTTCACAGAAATAAACTTATTTAGATTGAGCCTCTTTCTTCAGCACTGCTGCCAGATCGGGGTTCTCATTCTCCATTATAAGCTGTTGAGTCAAATTGCCAGTACTCCACGGATTTTCTGAACCACCTGATACATTTCCAACAGGGCTCGGTTTTGCTCCCATTCCAGCAGCAGTACTTGGTTTGAAATGATGCTCCCAACCACTACCAGGATTTTTGAGACTCGTGAGATAAGTTCCTAAATCTTGTTCAACTCCACCATTTAATACAACCACATCACCTTTATCGTTCTTTTGTAGCTTTCCTTGTAATAAAGACAAAGTTTGTTCTGCGTTTATCGCTCCAAGATTACTAATAGCTGAAAGTGCTGTTTGTTTTGTCGTAGCTACTTCATTAGAAGTTTTCATTTCTTCTAACTGTTGAGCTAATGTATTAATTTTTTGATCTTTTTCTTGTGCTGTCTTATTAGCTTCTTCCCACAACGTTTTCCATTGACCTTGATCTTCTAGTTCTTTGGTACGTTGTTCTTCTTTTTGCTTATAAACATCATCTAACTTAGTTTTGATGCCTTTAAATTTCTCTTCACCTTCTGCTACTTGTTTTTTAAGTGCAGATAGTTGATTTTCATATTCTGTTTTTACAGAATCTAAATTTGGTGCAGTTGGTTGTGAAGGAGTGTCAGCCACAGGCTGTTCAGAAGAAGTCACGGACTCAGACTGAACTACTTTTTCTTCGATCATTATTCAGGTGAAGTAAATTTTTGAATTTCGGCAATTAATTCTGCCTTGTTATGTCTTTTATCTAACTCAAGACCAATGGTACGACCATAAGTTTCAAGTTGAGCTTTAGTCATCGCTTCAAAATCAGCAGTAGTTTCTTTTTGAACAGGAAGTGCTTCCTTCTTTTCAACAACAGGCTTACTTTCTACAGGTAATGTAGATTTAACAGCAGGAATTTCTGCCATTTGCCATTTAAAACTACCGTCAGGTTGTTCAACGTAGTCTAAAAATTTGGACATAACTTATATGTACTTACACACTATTGTAGCAAACTATTCGGGTTTGGCCTCATTTGATGTAGGTAAAACTTCACCTTGAACAAGAATATCTCTAAATTCTTCTCTATCTATTACTTGCTGGTCAAATAATGAGGTTAATGCTGTAATATCTTGGCCTATTAGTCTTTCAATATCAAAGTCTCTGCTTATTTTTACTTCTGGTGGCTCGATTCCAACATACTCGGCTGAAAGATTGAAGGCTTTTTGTAACTTTTGCTCTAGTTCCATAGAAACCATTGCCAACATGGAGTTTGTGTCTACACGATCTAAACGTCTAGCATCTGCTGATTCTGCAACAAACTTCTGTTGTGATAATGTACTGATACCTAAAGTTGCCATTTGCATCTGTAATTCTTTTATTTCGGCTGATTGTGCATCAAAAGCACTAGAAGCTGGTTCTACATAATAAACTTTATTACCTGGCTGAGTTGCCATTGCATAATTAACAGATATAGCTAAATCTTTAGTTTGATCATCATATCCTTCCATTACTAACATCGGTTGAGATGCAACGTGCAAACTATGTATTAAATCAGCTTGTCTTTGAAAATGTGCAAGATTTAAGTGTGCAATATCAAGTAAAGGTGGTTTACTTACTAAATTATCTGTTTTTCCAGAATAAATAGTGACTAAAGGTATTTCTCCAAGAGAAAAACTACCAGATTCTACTTGTCTGTAATCTTTATCTGCTGAACCTACTTCAAAGTTTCCTGCTGTGCTGCCATCAGCAACATCATACATTTCTTCTATTTGTTCTTTTTTACGAAATACTCTATATTTTCCTGGTTCTATAACTCTTATTTGATCAAATACTTGTTCACCAAACTGACCACTAGGTAATACAGCTTTTTCTGCTATTCTTGCTTGTACTAAATTTCCATAATTTGATTCTCTATCTAATCTCCAACCATATAAATTTGTAGGATCTACTTCAATCCAATAAGGTCTACGATTTTGTTGTCTTTCTTCTGCAAGTGTTAATGCACCAGAAGGTGCAGGATAATCTACAAGAATATGACTTTGACCATAAGTAAGAGAACACATTAATA